TGCCCGTCCAAGCTGGAGGATTGCCGTCATGGTTTTGACAAGGTGCCTGTGTTCGTTGCGATGTTCTCAACGCATGACATTGCCTTCTCTGATTTTGTCTCTGCCATGGCTTCGCGCGGTTCTCACACCGCATACGTCGCAATGCATTTGCCAATCCCTTTGTTGGATCGACGTCTTGATGAGTACTACGATGACTGTCTGGACATGCATTATCAAGTTATCGATGGTCATGTGCAGGTCACTTTTGGCGGTGGTCTTTCTGCTGGTTACGCCCATGACATGTCGAAACTTCTCACATGGCTGATGCCCCGTGCAATTTTGCCCGGGTATCATGTTCAGGTTGAGGAGCTTTCTCACGTCGGTTCATGCTTTCTTCTCGAGGTCAACGTCTCTCCCGGTTTCCAAGAAGCCACACCCACTTCATGGTGTCTTGGTGAACCTTTCCTCTTATTGCCCACATTGCGCTCTTCATTCGCACGCACTGACAACGACCATTTTTTCACTGTGCCTATGCGCCGTTGGCGGGCTTTGGTTTCTTTTGCCGCAACTTTGCGGTATGAAGATTTGACGTTCCAGATCATGGCGCAGAAACTCCGCGGTCTTCTTGGCGAAGTACGGATTGGTGAACAGGTGATCGAAGAACGTTGGGACGTTGACACGACGCAATTTTACAGCCTTGTGGCACACGCACTCATCCATCATTCGCGTGCCAGTTTTGACTACGATAACTGCATGCGTCAATTGGTTACGTTTGAACGTGAACGCCGCGCACGCCAAGGCAATTTCACTCAACGTGCGTACCAATATGTGGCCGACGTTTTTTCCGGTCAAATTAACCGCAAATACGGACCTTTGGACAAACGGGCTCGTGCCAAGCTTTACGATTTCCTCTTCATGACACATGCGGATGGTGACACGGACTATGATCCTTATGTCCCGCGCCATCGATGGGATATTAGCACTGCTAATTTGCGACCGTTGCCTGCAGAATTGTGCGCCAAGTTCACGGTTGCAACTGCGAAGATTGCCGCTCACAGTGCACGCCGACTCGTTGATGTCGCTGGTCCTGTCGCTGCAAATTTGGGTATCACTGTCGTTCATGCCGCCTCTGACGCTCTCAACAATGTTGTTGAGACTCTTGCCCATGTTTGCGACCCACCGCCCATCATCAATCTCACGCCGCATTTTGCACCCCAGGTCGTACCGACGCCGTGGGGGCGTGATCGTGAAGACATCGAAATACTCGCTGAACGTCGCGTCCTCGACGATTTCGATTTGGTTTATTGCGTGCCACCGCCCCCGCGTGATTTTGAACGTGAAATTGCCTTGATTCTCCGCTACACTGAAATCGACGATTCTGATCAACCGCCCATTCCGGTCGCTCCGTTCTTCAACTTCAATTTCCCGTCCCCCGGGGTTCGACGTGACGATGCAGCGCAAGTTGCCCTCGCAGAGTTGGAGGATGAATTGGAGTACGTTGATTTTGGCGTTGCACCTGCTGTGCGGCCTGCCCAAGCTGCCGACCACGCCCAAGCCTTCGCACAGGTCGAACGCGAAGTCGATGGAGCGAGTATTCGTTCTGTTGTTTCTGACGTTCGTACTATCGAGGTTTTATCCAACGCACCGTCCCGCGCCCCCACACCACCGCCTGCCGCTATGCCGCCGCTTGAAATTCCCGCTTATGCCGGTGTGCGTCCACCCTTTTTTTAACGTGGATGCCGCGCCTGCCTGCTCTTTGCTGAACGTCAATGTCCCCGACCACCTTATCACTGATGTTCCCCTCAATTTTGAAGGTGATTGCTGGCCGCCCCCGGCCGTTTGGACTAGAGGTGCTGACGCATTTTTTGATCAATTTGCGAATGAGGGAGCGTTCCTCGCCGCGCATAATCTGGGCGGCGGCCGTTTCTTGACTTGCCTTCCAGATCGCGGCTTGTTTCGGCTGCTCGATATCGTTCTGTATCCCACTGTGACGCGTGTTATGCCTCGTCCAGGCTCCTTCAATGTGCCACGCGGTGATAATGACCTTGACAGGCATTTGCGCAACTTCTTTGAATCGCGGTTGGTCCGGGGTCTTGCTCGTTGGCCTCAGCTCGTATTGTCTGGTGTCGCTTCTTCTGCCAAATCAACTTTGCTTCGGCAGTATTTCGTTCAACGCGACCTGCAGCATGTTCTCGTCGTCGTGCCGTCCAACGCTTTGGCTGCGGAATGGCGACAACTAGCTGACCAGCGTTTCACTGTGATCACGCAACATTGCGTGCCACGTTACACGTACAGGTATCAATACGTCATTGTTGATGAAGCCTTTGCGATGGACATGCAGACTTTGGTAGCTTGGAGTTGCATCGCACATTGGTTTAACGCAAAGCTTGTCTTACTTGGCGATCATACGCAACGTGTTAGCGAAGATGGTCTTCCTCACGTGACTCATGAGCTTTTTGTCTCGCGCAGATTTCACATGCCGGTTGCCAATGCAGTGCCTCATGACGCGTTCTCAATCTATCACAGCCTTTTACCGTTTGATGCCTTTCGCGCTTTTGCTCAAACACGTTCTCCTAGGCCGCGGTCAATTGTGTTCGTGCCACGTGCCGACTGCGCTGGTGCATTCCCACTTGCCGACATGTACCTTAAAGCACATCTGCATCAGGCGCTTAGTTTCCGTGGTCGAGATGCAGTCACAATCGGTAGTTCTCAAGGCATGCGCGCTACCAGCGTCGTTCTTGCCGGCGATGTATCGAATGCTCAGGCTATGTGGTACTTCAATCGTCCTGGCGCCCGCATTGTGGCTTTGACGCGCGCAACCACCGTCACATTCGTTTTTGGCGATCATGTTCTCAGGGATGCTTTTGTTGGTGGCGGCGACTGGGATCACATTCCCTACGTTGGCGCACTTGCCGCGCGCGACATTAAACCGTTTTGTCTGGATGAACTCGTTACACCGCAAGTCATGTCGGATGAAATGCGTTCGAGGACAACCTTGTCCTCTTTCGGTTATCTTGACATCTCAGACAGCTTGATGACGCGCAATGTTGTTAGTGACACACACCTTCAGGAACGTCATGCATCTGTGATGCCGGTCCTCGCTGCTGAACTCCAGTCATTGATATTTTCCAAAACGAATTTCTCAACGGCCAAGGAAGCGGGTGAGCTCATACCATTTCAGATTGGTCGACCTGTCCGCCTCCGCAAGGTCGGCGAGATAGGCCCGCTTGTCATGCGTACTGATGTGTTGTCCAATTTCTATGAGGGATACAAGATGGGCGATGTGCAGGTTTCTAGCTCACAGTTCGAATCTTTACGCAATTTTGCGTTGCGAAATCTGGAACCTGTGCACCCTTTTGGCATTTCGATCAACGATGCAACGAACGCTTCGATCCTGGTAGAGCGATTTTCTCGAACCTTTCTCTCTAAAGATGCCACCCTCAATCTTGAGGGTGACTTTGCGAAATATTGGTTTTCTCGACGCTCTCCTGCGATTTTCCAACGTGCCGAGGAATTTTTTGGCGAAACCAGTCGCAGTGTAACCTTCTCTTCTTTCTTGAAGACGCAGGTCAAGGTCAAACCCGCTGCTGGTTTCGCTGCAGGCGTCAATTACGGACAACAGATCGTTTCTCACGAACTCGGCTACGCTCTTCGTATGGCAGCCTCCCAATCGATTGCGTTCGCGCGCGCTGGCAAAATTCTTCGTGAAGGTGTCATTTTTGATATCGGCTACTCCGATAATGAACTCGCGCGGAAGTTGCGCTCGCTTGCACCCGACTTCGAGAAATGCAACACGCAGATCGATCTCTCACGTCAAGACAGTTCACATGACGCGGTTCAAGTGCTTTGCTTTGCCTGGTTCCTTTCTATGGTCGGCGTTGACGATGAAACGATCAGCCTCTACGTTGCCATGCGTTCCAGGTATGGTGTCAAGTCTCAAGAGCCTCACTTGTTTCGCGGTGAAATTGCTTGGTCCTTACCATCCGGTGATCCTTTCACTCTCCTTGCCAATTGCGTTATGACCGCCTTCTCAATTTTGGGAAGGTATAGTGAACGCAATTTGTCAAAGTGCGTCTACTTACAAAAGGGGGATGACGCTCTTTTGAATTGTCGCATTGAACTGCTCCCGGAGCCTCTACGTCTAGCTCGCAATGTCAAGTTCAAGGTTGCATTTGATACTTTGCCGTATCACGCGGGTCGTTTTTGGTTGGTGGACCATTTTGTTGCAGACCCCATTCGCGTTTTTTGCCGTCATTTTGCCAGACTTGCAGATCCAAATGTGACCATTGCTGAGCTGCACCAATCTTTCGTGTCACGTTCCGTGACGTTGTCGCACTCTGATGAACGCATTATCTCTTGTGCTTTGCTAGCCATGTATGACGGTTGGTCAAATGAAGATGTTGATGTTGCGCTTCGTTGTCTCGTCTCGCTCACGGATTACGACTTTTTTGCATCCACATGTCTGCACGTTGCAAATCAGCGTCGTGTGTACAACATGCCTTTTGACTGTGCATTCCGTTTCGCACGCGACGTTTTGAAGCTTGACTCGAGGAGTGCGCGACTTTTTAGGACGTTTGACCGAAATCAAATCGGCAAGATTTTGCGTGACAACAACTTTGTTGTTCACTTTATCGATGATTTTGCCGGGCAAATTGCTGATCATCCTTGTGTTTTGCTGACTGAAACGCATATTATGCTCATACTAAACCTCGATGGCTCGCTGCCACGCGAATCTAGCAATGAGCTTAAGAATTCAATCGTTCAGTCATGCCTTCTACCACTCACTCAGTCAGCATCACTACCAGCAACTTCTGCGTCAAAGTCATCGGGACGGACATCGAAGACTTATCAGGCGATATCGCCAGATATAGCAAAGTTGTCATCAAATCGGTCAAAGTCAGGGGGGTCCTTCTTCCCTCCACGCGAACGATTCTCGTCATCGGTTGCTGGCCGCAAAATCTCTCCGGCGATGAGGACTTTGACTCGGCCTTTGGCCTCTCTTACGGGCATTTTGCCGTCAGCAACCAAGACGGCCCAACCAATATCAAGTTCGACATTGATCTCACCGGACTCATCACTGACTTGCACGACTACGGGCGCTACGCCAAGCCCATGGCATTCTATGCATATCACAACCGCGAAATCTCGGGCAACGCCACGCTCGCGAATATCGTCTTCGACATCGAATACGACGTCTCAGGGGTCGGGCGCAATGTTGCGCTCGCCTAACTTTTTTGGCGTTCTTGACTTCGGTCTATAGTTTGTGGTTTTTGTTTTTTGAAATCCAAGTTTCTGTACAATGAAACCTAAATCCCTTGTCGTTGCAACGACATTGCTCAACATTGCGGATATTCACCGCATAGGGACCGG